CGTGTGCTCTTCCGATCTAAAAAAAATACAAACCAAATCAAGACATTCTTTGCCTCAAAAGCGGGGGGCCAAGTCTGCTCACCGGTGCCCTAGGGATGTTGCATTGCAGTAACAAACAAAAATAAATTGAGTCTGAAATTCTTTTGATAGGCCAAACTAAGATGGTGATACTATCGCTACTTAAATAATACTACCTTAATACAGAATATTCTGTGATTGAGGGTTTTTCTAAACCCTCTTTCTTTATTAGAAAAAATTGGAAACCTGTCTAAGCTAGACACTGAACATTTTTGCTGCTTTGAAATTTCCCTTGGGTTTGTCATTAAAAAGATCTTGCAAAATGTGTTGCAACACAAAGTAGCAACTGTTAATGAGATAGTAGATTAGTTTATAAAAGGTTTTTTAAAAATACCCTCTTCACAATTAACCAGAGAAAGAGGGATTATAAAGTATTAACACAATGAGTGAGATTTATAAATTTGTTAATTAGTAATAAGTGTTGTCTTATATCCATTTTGAAGCTTTGGACATATGCGAAATAGGGAAATACAAATCTAATCCTTCACCCCAGCTGTATAATGATGTGAAATCTCTAGCTATAAACCGAGAAAGAGACTTAGCCCATTCCTCATTGTCAAGTCTTTGTGTCATGGAGCAATTGCAAGGGGGCTTGTTTACAATGTCTCGTATCATGTGCTTTGTGTGAGCCCACATATCCATTATACTAGGATGGCTCTCATCAGGGAGCAATTGGAGTCGGCAAATCGGGTCAACAACCTCAGCCATGGTTGAAATCTGCTTACGAGATACCGGGACCTGACTAATATCCAATGTCAGTGTAGAGCATCTAATAATCCAACTTTTCAATTCTCGGACTGGGTTTGAGTGCCAGCACATGAGAGATATTGCTTCAACAATGAGATTGTTCAGAAGATTAGAGAAACCAGACTTCTTAACAGCTAATCCCACTATCCTATCATAATCAGCAGTGTGGACTCTATCAATGTCAGAAAAGACTTCCTCAAGGTGGTTTCTGCAGAGGAGAGAGCATGAGTTGGGACTGCATGTGGGAGCCATTGTAAACTTTGCATCATCAGGCATGTAGGATAATAAGCACAAACTTATGTTCCTACATAGTTTCAAATACTTATCTATGTTGAAACAGCTCAACCTCTTAGATTTCTTTAGGGGATTAGTTATTCTGGTCATCCTCTCTAAGCATTCTGCTCCGATTAAATCCTTTTTAACACATACCAGTAAATACTCATTAGAAGAAGGTGGAGTACCCACAGGTTTGTAAAAGCAGTAATAATAATCTGGAAACATCTTTACCACGTTCTCTGCCCCTGTTTGGATTAGTTCGTCGTGGACAAAGATTTTCATCAAGCTTACAGGACATCCTTTATCAAGATACAAGGGGAGCACTTTAGATATTATTTCCAGGTTGCTCCTGCGATCAGAACTTTCTGCATCCATAGTCATGATGAAAGGCCGCGTGACTTTTATGGCTTCTGATATCTTGCTCACCATAGCATCAGCCAAAAGATCTGTTTGTCCCACAGCAAGGTTGTGGTACTCCAATCTCTGCGTATCTAATCCGGATGCAACATATGCAGGTGGTAGCCAATCGGTTATTACGTCTCTGTTGTCTATATCAGCTCGGATTAGTGTGTTGTATACACCTTTGGCATTAGGGAACAGCATCATAAGAGTGGTCAAGCAGCCCCCTGAGCCATCTGCGAGCGAATGAATTGATCCTTCTTGGAACGAGAGAATTGGTATCAACTCTATTAACGCCAATGCCTCCACATATTTACAAACCCCTGATGACATTGCACTAAAAGGTCGTGCTGCAAAGTGCACTAACTTGAATCGGTGATCCCCTTCTCCACTCTCAGACGCATGGAATATCTGGTAAGAAGCAGAGGGAAATCTCTCATAGACTGTTCCAGCCCTGATGGAATACGGTTTTATTGGAACGTATGAATTAGGATCTTCTCTCCAAGTCTGAGTTACTGATTCTTTTGGCAGTCTACAAACAGTATGTTCAACACCAAGAATGCTCTTGAGTCTTCCTATATTGCCCACTTGAAAAGCGTTGTTAAACTTATGCCTGTTTATGGGGGTTCTTGTTATGTAACTTACCATTTTCAAAGGCATCTTCCCTCTGTATTTAGACATATCCTCAGCAAAAGTGATTCTAGCAAATGAATTTATATCCTCATTGGACAGAGTCGAGAGAAAGTGTACAAAGTATTTGCTGATGAAGGCTGACAGTCCGTCTACAGAGCACATTTGTTTATGATTGTGAGTCATAACCTGGAAGAGTGATGTCAGATCTGACCTCCTAGATGAATTGTATATTAAATCAGCGAGGTAGCTGAATGACATGTCATTAGAGAGCCTGAGCAAGGATCTATGAGTACTGGACACCAACTTTAAGCAGTGCGTGGAATTACAAAAAGCAGAGATTAAAGCAATTTTCATATTGCATCTCCGGAAGTCATTAAGGGAAATAGAAGCTTTGCTTTGGAGATATGATGCACAATCATCAGAGTTAGCATGGTTTAGATCATAATTATTGTCTATTGATTCGGCAATCTTTTGACCTAAGTAAACTTCAAAATAATACTCAGGTTGATTGGAAGGCCTCACAACAGTGATGACACTGTCCGTTTTCAAACTGGAAGAGGTAACAGCCCAATTATAGAATGGTTCTATATCAAACTTAGGCTCCGGCAACAAATGAGTGCACTCGGTACATTCGAGAACACATGCTACTTGAGGCTGCAACTCACCTCCAATTGTAGCAATCATGTTCAGTATTGATATGTTTGTTGCATAAATCATCTGGAAGAAAACGGAAAAATCCTCACCATCTTTTGTTATACTCTGTAAGTTGTTTGATGACTGCAGGTAGTGGCTGTTAAGAGTTAATAATCCGTTGACCATAGAATTACTATGTTCTATTGAAGATGACATCCTATGAAACATATTCCCAGAAGTGATCTGAGCGAAGTTATCCTTGTCGGATATGTCGAATTGCTCTCCAATAACATCTATTTTCTCTGCTATAATATTGTCTAACATTTCTTTTAAATTATGTGCCCCTATTATCTCAGTCCATGATCTTGTTTTTCCTGCCTCTAAAAATGCGCTCGTATATGTAGTCTTATCGATAATATCTATTGAAGGCTTCTTGATTTTCTCTTTCGTATTACTTCCCACGTACGGCTTATAAGGTCCAAATGACCTATAGTAAGTTGAAGGACTATCTAGGAGTGAGGGGGACAGCTGAATCACAACAGATCGTTTTTTCTGTTCATCACTCACATTGTCATAGCTCAGCAATTTGGTCTGATGCCAATGAGGYGGTTTAGTGAGTTCGATAAATTCTTTCTTCCAACCATGTTCTCTGAGTCTCTTTGCCTCCGTATAAGGGCATCCTCCTTGGAGAAACTTCCTGTTTGTGTATGAATTGTCTCGGTTAATCCTTTTCTTTGTCTCTTCTATAAGCTGTTCATTTTTCTGACGGATTAAATCTATCAATGATATATTGTAAAACATTTTTGTTGCTTTCTCTATAGTTTTTGAAGATGTCAATTTATTTTGTAACCTCTTTCCTATACCGGCATTAGAGAGTTTCAAGATATTGTTGGCCAACTGGGCATAGCAAGGAGTCATGGAGTCGAGGATCTTGATTATATTGTCATATGACGAGGTGTAATCACTCTTGTATAACTTGACAATGGTCGGGTTAGTCACCTCAGGGCTCTTCAAGAATTGAAGGGTGCATTCTTTTATAAGTCTATCTGCGGATGGCATTGCAGATATGTTCAAGCTGTAAGGATCTTCATAAAGTCGTTGTCTATCCTTGGATGTTTGTGGCAATCTGATAGGTACTGTCTGCCATATTCTAAGCATAACCTTATGATAGTAGGGGAAGAAAACACGACAAGACTCTAGGATTCCTAACCATGTTGTTATGTTRTCGTCGTTGCCTCTAATTGCATGAGATGTATAGTTCGATAGAGGCAATCCTCCGAAGTCGGAAGGGAATAATAAGAGCTCTCTATACACATTCTCTGTATTTCTTTTTGGTGCAATAATTTTTCTTGCTATGAAGTTACCCTGCGCCATTTGATTCATTATGAAAGCGATGTCTGGAGTCCAGGATGCCTTTGCTATTGATTCAGAGATAGTATTTATTGTAGACATGCAAGAGTGAATGGAGAACAGACCGTCATTTACATCAGGGATAAATCTAGCAGCTTTCTTTGTCCCTGACGGAACGGCACAGCCTTTCCATATTCTTGTCTTTCCATACTCGTGGAGATGATGAGAAAACCAAGTCTCTCTAGGTTTTACTTTATGGTTGATGCTATCAAACATCTCGATAATAGTCTGAATGAATTTTCTTGTGATCTCACCTGCGTTGTCCGATTTCTTTACATGCAGTATGACAATCTGATTGTCACCCTGACCCATGACATTCCCTGACATATGAAGATCCTCCAGAGCCAGCAAGAGTACAGAAGAAGTGATATGAGTCCAAGCCTTCTGCTTCATTCCCTCACAACCGCCAATAAAATTGTCCATGTAGAATGGTCCAGGGATAGGTTCACCATTCTCATCATAATCTGGAGGTGAGAATCTCGAGTTGCAGGCTGCAGGCACTTTGTAAAAGAAATGATGACTATTCTCGTATATTCCTTTGAGTCCAAATAGTTCGTCATATATTTTCCCGCCAAAGCTTGTATTATTAACTCTTTGTCGAAGACACCATTTTGTGAGGTCAATGTTTATTAGCACAGATGTCCCTCCTAAAGAGTACACATGAGCCATATGTCTGTTTATTATTGATATCTCAGAATCAGTCATAGATTGTTCAGGCACGAAGGGAAATATAGTTGTGGCTATTCCTTGCTCAAGCGACACTTGGATATATCTCTGATTGCTTGTCTGTTTTGTGAATGCTCTCCCTGATGATTCCTTTAGTTCTAATTCTTTACCGCATTGGATAATGATATGATCCTCTTGTCTGTAGATTCCGTCTTCTCTCTCTTTAATTAAAGTCCTAACCAGGTCAGGTTCAGCCTTAATGTATGCCTCTATGGATCGCAGATATCCGATTTTTGTTCCCGGCTTAAGTGTGGGTGGTTTCTTATTGTAGAGGTATCGATAAGAACACCTATCATATTGTGTTGCCAAGGCACTCCTATTGGGGGCACATGATGAATCCTTAGTTATTTCCGAGAGATCTGGGGAATAATTGAACTCAAAGTTTTTCTTAAACCTGATCTTAGCCCATAGTGACAACTCTTTGTAAAGATGTTGTGATGGAACCTTATCATGGATTAAATCTTTAAGTTCAGCTGGTAAACTTGCTATCTTAGGGGTGTGTCCTTTTTTCTTTTGATAGTTGATTATAAAATTCCTTCTCATTAACCCGTCTAGCCTAGAGATCAATCTCTCATCAACATTTGCACCTCCTCTTGTTCCATGTTCTCTTAATTGATCAAGGAGATTAGCAGCTTTGAGGATAGGATAACCTGCTACTTTAGATGTCCCTGTCAACTCTAGATGCATCAGCACGCTGCTCTGTGAGTACTTCCCGTTGTCTCCACAAGATGGAAGGAAAAACTGATGGGTCAGTTGTCCAGGCATTTTGGATAAGTAGTTATCAACAGATTGCTTCTGGTCTTCATATAACTCAGTGCATCCCACATCATCTTCCATAGCAACTACAAACCCAACTATTAGTGGTTCAATATCTGCCATGAACGAAAAAAATCCCTCATGTCCATAAGATCTTAACTTGTAAAAAGTCTTGATCCACTTTGTACCAGTATCTAAGATAGACTCTCCGGGATACACATCAAATATGTCGCACAGAAGCCAATAAAGCTTCAGCCAGAAGAGCGACTGGAGCTTATCAAGTGAGCACAACACTACATTCATAGGGAACAAAAATCTTCCTTGACGCAATTCCATAATAGCAAGGTCTCTCTCAAAGCTGCAGCCATTGAAATTTACCATCGTACCTAATTCCATTTCCTTAAAACAAATGCTATCCTTAACATGTTCACACTTCAAACTAGATTCAAAGTCAGGGATCAAACTGTATATTTTTACTGATAGTTTGCTCAATTTTTCTTCTGCATGTTCTTTTATTAGGCTCTCATGGTATAATCCAAAAGATGGCTTCATAAAAGCTAGCTTCTGAATAACCCAATTTCGTGAGCTATCAACAATGACTGCCATTCTTGAGTGAACTTTCTTTCTGTCTAGTATTATTGACTGTATCCAAGTATCAATTTCAGTGTACGGGTCTCGCAAATCTCTAAAATTCCTACAACCTTTAACCCTATCAAAAAGAAGCTTATGACGCTTACACGTGAATATCTTCTTTTCTGCTGAAAGGAGCATATCGACCTCCTCTCCATATATAGGCGCACTTAGATGACCTGGAATGCATGTGAGAAATCTCTTAGCATCTTTTTCTGCTTCTTTCAAGATTCTCACTTCACCGTCATCATTCCCTTCCCTCTCTAACTCACACCAAGAAATATCAAGCTCACACATCTCGAAGTGGAATGATGTTCTGCCAATTGAGTAGGTGTCGTACCTGGTTTCCTCTCTCTTTCTTTCTTAGTTATATTTTCTAGGTTGCGTGTAACTTTGACCACGAGGTTTTTTCTAAATTAAGTTTCTCACTATCGATGTAGAATTTAAATATTGATACTCTCAATCAGAAACATTTAATAAGGTATAATAGAAAATATATACATATGTAAAGAAATACATACTGATTTAGCTAGCAAAAGAAAAGAAAACAACACTACTTATAAACTCTTAATTCCCAGAAGGAACAATCCAGTTCTTGCTGTTGCAGAAATTACAACGAATGTAAGGCTGGAATGGTTCATCTTCAGCTGCTTTTACACTGATGAGTGTTCTGCACCTCCAACATACAATTCTATTCACAGTGTTGCTCATAGTTTCGGTTACTAATTAGATGCCAATGAATTTGTTTTGTAATATAACCAGAGGGTTTTTATAAACTCGGATGTCGCTTACCTTATAGTTGCTCAATTTCCTTACCGTTTCTCCCCATTAGTATAGGTAATCCGCTCTCTTTTTCAATTTCGCCTAACTCTACAAAGTCAGATCTGTTCTCATTTGATTTACCCTGCTTCCGTGTCTTTATTTTGCCGTGAAGAATCATATTTGAGATGCTCTCGAAGAAACAGATTGGAATCGCCAGCAATAATCCCACTTCTTCCTTGATGCCAACGAAATTGACAAAGCAAGACACTGAGTAAATCAACATTTTCCAAACTGCGAACAGTAATAGAATAAATCCGAACCAGCTCCCACTATTAATAGCGTTACTTTTGAATCTAGTCCAGAATCCTCCAATTTTACTCTCAATAATGTGGTAGTCTCCGTCACTCATCGCTTTGATTACGCTGTACCCTGTAGGGAGATCACTTCTACCTCCGATGCTATCAGCTACCCTAGTCTTCACAATTTCAGAGGTGATACCTGAGACTAACGCCTCTTGATATAGCGCTATTGTCTCATCATTATACAGTCCACCATTCCCTAACCCTGACAATACAGAGAACTCATAATTCACATCGTCCTGCTGCATAGTTGCTGGTTTTGAGTGTCTTATTAATCCTCTACTAGAGATCTGGTACCAGTCCTCACCTAGAAGGTATAGCGGTGGCATGTCAGGGAGACAATCGATCATCGTTCCTATATTGACAAGGATCCTTGATCTTGGTGACATGAATTGCATCTTGTTATCATTGATGACTGGAATCTCATTGTAACAACCTGTTCTATTCACATCAGGTATGACTGAAGTAGGTGAACATTTAGCTAGATAAATTACCTCACCTCTTGCAATAGCTGTGTGTCCAGATCCGCCATATGTAAAGGCAAATTCCATTGGTGATAACATGGCTATAGACATCATATTTCGAGAAATCTTGTTTCTAGTTTCACATCTGTCCTTGCTAAAAACTGAGAATAGCCTATCCACCTCTCTTTTTGTGTGTCTCATGGCATAAACAAGCTTGCTGTTCAAGTAGTTCATCAGACTGAGTTCCTTGATATTTCCTCGGCTCTTTATGGGGAATTCTGGACTTGATGAGTCAACAATTGTAACATAAAGATTAGGATGCTCTGTTCTGTAAGACGAATAGCCACAGACATATGTCTTTTTTGTTGTGAGCAAGATCTGGAAATCATAGCCATCATGATTCACTTGTATATAACTCTCCTTATTATCCAAATCTTTAATTATCTCTCCAATACCCGAGTAAACTAAAATCTTATTACCTTCCGAGCATTTTGGAGACTTTACCTCCCAAAAAGAATTTCCGTAGTTGGCAGTGTAACAACTTCCGTCAGTATACTTGCAAGTGTCTCCATTGGGGAACGTAACTAGATTTTTCTCAAAGTCTATTGATATTTCACCTTTTGCCAAAGAGTGTTGAATGTTGGTAGTTATTACCGGTTTATCATAATTTATCCCATTCCGAACATAAGGAGTTCCTGCAGTGCAAGAACCTTGTCTGATGTAACCATGGCTCTCGAAGCTGAATGAGCCTTTAGCATTCAGTGAGACCAAGACCTCAGTAGATATATAACGGATTTTGACTTCTCCAGTCTCGTGAGCTCCTTTGCACTCACTAGAAGAGAGTGCTATAATGTCTGTAAATAAACCGGATTCAAACCTTGTGTCTATGGTTGCTCCACACCTGGAGATAACACTTGTCGCTTCAAATAAACAACTGATAAATCTTCCATTGCTAATGCTGGAGCCCTGAGTAACTGCGACATTTACTTTCTCAGTAGTGATATTAGGAGTTGTGGTGAGACATTCTGGGGTTGTTATCAGGGATATTGAGGTCATACTGAGATCACCCACATTACAATCATAAGCTACCAGAGCATTACACTCATTTATAAAAGCAGTGGCAACTATGCCAAGAAACATCCACACAAGCCTCATCTTCACCGATACTTAGAATAATTTGTTTGTATTTTGTTAACTTACTTGTCAGTTAACCAGAGGGTTTTTCTAAAGGAGTAGACATGACAGAACCACTACAATCCACAGTTCAATTACTCTTCTTCTTAAAAGCAGACCACATAACAGTCTTACCCTGCTTAGAGGGCTGTTCYTGRTCATTCTTTTTTGCAYCATCACCRAAAGATACAGCCTTTTTCCCCTCTTCTTTGTCATTTCCTTCARCTTGCGGAACATAGGTGGTTGCAATTGCCATATCGCCAAATTTGTATGGTTGATTCGACATCAAAAAGTTTGAAGTATGCTTGGTGATAGAAAGGATAGATTCCAACTTTGCGGATATTTCATCTGTAGTCTGCAATCTTGTGCATACTCTTTCAACAATCTCTGCTCCTGTTAGATCACCTCGTCCTAGCGAGTGGGTGGCTTCAAAATTGCCCGATTCATGTAAACCCTCTATTAGCAGATGATTCACTTGCTCTTCGACAAAGACATCAAGACTGTCATGCAACACCCCCCTTCTGAACAGTTCATCAGCCATTACTCCGATATTCAGGTAATGCAATGCTGTACCACGCTTTGCATCATGAGCCATGTCTATGATTCTTAATTTCAACAACTCCACTTCAGAAGGAGGCTTGTCTATAAAGTTCTGTTGTGATTTGATTTTATCACCACTTTGTTGTTTCTTCTTGTCTTTAGATGATGAATCTGAAGGTTGTTGCTGGTGATGAGCTGGCTCTCCCTGTCCTTGATCATTGACTGGGCTGTTATCTTCTGCCAATGATGCTTCAAGTCCTAACTCTAGCCTGTGAGCTTTCACAAAAGCAGCTCTGGTATCAGGATCAACATCATCATCATCTCCAGGGTCAGGCAAATATTCATTTGGTGCAAATTCTGGCTCAAATGTTGTAATAACTGGATGCCCTCTCTTGCTCAAGAAGGAGTGCGCACTCTCTTCCCATTGAGTGTTAACAATTCCTAGAGAAGGACATATCTGAACTAATACTTTCTGTTTACAGTAATCTGAAAACAGCTCGTCTAAGGACTCTGTCAAAATAGCTTCCTCAGTGAGCTTGACCAAACTAGGGGGTGCATCGTACATCTCGACTAAGACATCATTCTTTTTGTATATACCATCTCCGGTGAAAATTCTGAGTTGACTCGGCGTCAACCTACACTTGTTGCCAACAATGTAAATCAAGGCCACCAATTTACAGCTCTCGGCTTTATTCAGAGTTGAAAAAATGCCACTTCTCAATGGGAAATACTTTTCTAAGTCTTCCGGTGTGATTGTGATAACAATGAGTGTTGGTTTCGAACTATGAATTCCACCTTTAACGGTAGTGCCTCTTGCTTTTCCTACTTCCCTGTCATCACATCTTGTATTATCCATTCTATCCATATTAACTCTTCTTCTGTTGAAGTAACTTTTGATCTGTCGTTTGCTAAATCTCTGCTAACTGCTATCAAATCACTTGTTGTTTGACCGGAGGGTTTTTCTAAAGATCCTGTTGATCTCCTTTTTCAACTGCATATTGGGCTAAAACATTTGCCCTATGACTCCTTATACAACTATTAATGAAATCCCTAGCCTTACCCTTAATTTTGTCACATATCTTTTGGATTGCCATCCTTATCAGAATGTAGGCGATTACCAAGACTACAGCAGCCAAAAATCCTAATATAAAACTAACACTATCAATTTCCTTTGTCACGGTCCTTTTAACCAGCATGGCGACCAGATTTCTTCCGGGACTCGAATATTCACTAACAATTTCAGTCACTCTTGACTCGTCTTGATTTCTAATTACGGGGGAGATCCAAAATGGATTGCAGGAATCAGAATCAGAACCTGCAATCAGACCTCCCCTTTGCCAATTATCTTGAATATAGCCTAAAACAGCTGTCACAAATCCTTGAATCCCAGATAGCACAAAGACTTCTTCAATATATTTATAAAATGTCTCCAATGCGCTCAAGTTATTTTGTTCCATGACCGGCGGGTTTTATTAAAGAAAATGAAAGAAAGAAATTAATCAAAAAGTTGATTGAATAAGTTTTGATTAAGCGACCTATAAACACCGCTGTAAAATGATGAGTAAAATAGGTTTAGATCTCGTCAACATAATGTTCTGCAGCATTCAAGTTTATATCCTTGATATAATCAAAGTTCACCTTCATTGGTATTCCCATAGCTCTTATAATCTCAAGCAAGTCCCCAGCAGCTTGATATTCTGCTACTGCCCCTTGACCGATCATCCTCTGTTTAGCCAAATCTACATACTTTGGCTTTATCAAATGGCCCTCTATATTGTTCAGGGTGTCTTTAGATGATGTGTTGTGGACAGACATCCATGAAACAGCCATAGATCCTAAGTGTCCATACTTGGTCATAGATGTTCGTTGACCCAACGGGTTTATACACTTGTAATAACGCCAAGAATTCCCATAGTCTTCTAAAAGCTTCGTATGATTCTTCCAGAATTCAATAATCCCCATTAGATAGGCTTGTTGGAATTGCAATTTGGTTATGATATCCGACTCAATCATGTCCACCACAAAGGAATACACAGATGCAGACGAGTTTGTCAAAATAGTAAGAGCATGATCGCAAATTGGGCTGTTAGAGACTATCATTCCGCTCACAATCACTGACTTCAATTTAGGCAAACATGAGACAAGAGTAGGGATTCTCCATAATACTTCAGCAGGGACCATGAGATCTCCCTCCAAGAAGTCGATAGCTTTTCCAGTTGACAGTAACATGGCCTTAGCTCTGCGAACCACAAATTCTTTGCATTGAATCTCTACTAACGCCTCATTTTTAGCTGTAACCGTCAGGGATTTATAGATCATCATCAGCAGCATGTAAGCAGTAGCTTGATGACGTAAAGTCACGGGTTTCAACTCCTTCTTCTGATCGACCTTGTTCCTATTCACTACATTCTCCAGCCATTCTTCACTATCTACTTTAACGACGGTATCGGGGTTACACATGTATTCCTCAATAATCGGAGAAAAACCATTGAGTGCTGTTAACCACATGAGCAGAACACCGAGATCAATCCTGTTAGCATCTCCATCCCGATACATCAGTCCTCCATTCTTCATATCAAAGACAAATTGCCCTGCCTCTGCCAGAGAGTCCCATTCAGGTATAATAATATTCTTTTCGTCTTCAATCTTGACAATATCTTGAGTGATACCCACAGCATTTAAATTGTATTCTCTTGCCACAGCATTCCATGACAATTTTGTAAATCCTTCTGCTACTACTTTGTCCTCTTCATCTTTGTCGATATTGTACATAAGCCTGATACTTCTCTGATTAATTAGCACTCTGAAATCATGTGTTGTTCTAGTTGTGCCCTTAGCTGCTTCTCTAGTGCTAATGATTGCCTCCTTAGGAATGTAATTCTCAAAGTCCTTAATCCTCAGCAATCCCTCTTCATCCTTAAAAGCCGCAAGAGCAAGAGCGAGTTTAGATTCACCAACCATTTTCCTTCTCTTCTTTATTTTTCAATCCAAAATGAATCGCAAAGAGTAGATGTTTAAATCTTTTTTAGTTGTTAATCTGTCGACTAACCAGAGGGTTTTGTTAATGAAAACTCAATACTACACCACTACTCCTGAGCCCCTCTTGATGCCCCGCATAGCATTGATACTCCTTATTGACTAAACTGTTTGTTATTTTTTTGCGGAGCATCAAGAGGGGCTCAGGAGTA